GGAATGTGTTTGAGAATTGGAAGGCTTTGATTGATCCAGTGATATATGGTAAGTTAGTCATTGAGCGAACAAGGTCGAATGGTTACCACGTTTACTTTTTATGCAATGATAAGTGCGATGTCCACGGAATTGCTTATAACGATGAAGGAAGGGAGGTGATAGGATTGCGTGGAGATAATTTTAATGGGATTACTTATTGCGCACCTACACCTAAGTATCAGTTTATCCAAGGGAGTTTATTAGAGTTGCAGAGTTTGGACTTTGATGAGATGATGCAGCTTATAGATTGTGGTTACCAGTTTAACACCTATAAGGGTAATGCCATCACATCATCTGGAGGGGTTAAGCAACGCTCGATTGCGAAGTTCCCTCAACCACCCATCAAGTATAAGCAAGTAATGGACATATTTGATGCAAAGGTAGATGAGATGTTCATACCTAATTACCTTGAGACACTTGGTTGGTCGTTAAATAGTAGGAAGCTTGGTAATGGTAGGGATTATGGTAAGTTTATTGAGTTGTATAGACCAGGTAAGAGTGAAGATGAGAGGACTGTGAGGAGCGCGGCTTATTATTATGACTCTAAGAGGTTGAGTGTTTACACGGATAGTGTTGGAGTAAAGCTGCCATCCATCAATAATAGCGAAGGACTCGCATCGTGGCTTAGTCCTTATCAAGTGTTGTTTTACCTTAATGATAGGAATTGGGATGAGACGAGTAGAGTGGTAGTTGATTTGTGTGGGCAGATGGGTATTGAGTTGCCAGAGCGAGTGCCAATGGTGTCATCATCGCCGAGTAGGAATGGGTTAACGTGGAGGCTTGAGATTAGAGGCATCCAACTATGGGCAATTGAGAGTGGTTTTATGATGATGAAAATGTCCATTGATGATGATGCACCATCTAGGTTAATAAGAGTCGTTGAGAATGTAATTTATGATATTGATGAGTCCGACATCCAACGTGCATTTGTTGACTTTGTAATGATGGAATATTTGGAGGCTGATGCGCAGAGGTTACTGATTGCCTTCCTACCAAGGTTAATGTCGTATTTGACCATTCTACCTCAATTTGATGGGAATGTCCTTAGAGATGGTTCGGATTTTAGTTATTTGTTATTTAATAATGGAGTCTTAAAGGTTACTGGTTCGGAGGTGGAATTGATTAAGTACAATGAATTGGACTCCTATGTTTTTGTTCGTGACATCAAGCCTTTTGATTATAAGCCTAATAATGATGCTGGGTCATTTGTTCAGTTCATCAATATGATTAGCCTTGATGAAGGTCACAAGAAGTTTCTTATGAGTGCGTTTGGTTACATCTTGCATAACTTTAAGAGAAAGTCGTTCGCCAAGGCAGTGATGATTATTGAGGATGTAGATGATCAGGAAGAGGCAAGAGGTAGGTCTGGTAAGGGACTTTTAGGGCAATTCATCAAGTGGATAAGGCAGACCATCGAGCAAGATGGTCGTAACTATAAGACAGACTCGCAGTTTAAGATGCAACGCATCTCACCTTGGACACAAGTGTTTTACTTAAACGATCCGCAAAAGGGACTACCAATCCAACAGTTTTATAATTATATCACCGATGACTTTTTGATTGAGAATAAGGGTAAGAAAAGCTACACCATACCATTCAACAAATCGCCAAAGGTGTTTATCACCACTAACTTTTTGCCTAGTTTGGAAAGTGATTCGGATAAGGATAGGTTCATTGTAGTACCCATCAAAAAGGTTTTTAGTTCGGTTTATAGGCTAAAAGATGCCTTTAATGGGCAAGATTTCTTTAGTGATGATTGGGATTATTATGAGAAAATGAGTGCTATAAACTTTGCCATTGAGTCTTTGCAAGTCTATTTGAGAGAAGGAATAGTCGAGTATAATAATGCTAAAATGGATGATAATAAGGCTAAAAGACTCCTTCAAGATCAAGTGCCAGAGTTCATTATTGAGGTATTAGAGCAAGGAATTAGCACCTATAAACTCGCTAAAAACCACTTAGAATTTGAGGAAATGATGACACCATACGACCAGTTGCAGCACGATAAAGATAGTTTGATTGGTTGTTTTGAGTGGGAAGCTGGGGGTTTAAACGTCTACAATTCTCATCTTTTGAGGTACTGCATCAAGGCATTTAAGGTCAAAATGTTGGACAAATATTTTAGCAGAAAAGTGAAAATTTACTGCGATATTAACCAACTTGAGGTGTCTCAAAAGAGGACTGTGAAGCACGGAAGATTTATTTTTATCCACAATTTGCAATGCCAACAAAATAAAAATTCATTGGCATTTGATGGCATTTCATTGGCAAGTGATGGCATTTTGATGGCAAGGGGGTATGAACCCATTATAAAAAATGATGATATGTTCTAAGAAAATGTGTCAAAATTGCCAACACGACCATCAAAAGCCAATAACGAAAAAAAATTATCGGTATCGTTAAAATGTTGTAAATCAATGAGTTTGGAGGGGTCTGCCAATAATACCATCAAAATTCTTAAATTCTAATAAAAATAAAAAATATATAAATACATATATATAGGGAAGAACTGGGAAATTTGATGGCTTTGATGGCTCGGTTTCCACAATCACGATTAAACTATAAAAAATCATAATATGAACTTAGACCAGTTGATGGACATTGTTGCAAGTTGTAGCGGACAAACTAAAGAGAAAATAATGGGTAAGGATCGGTATAGGAAATTGGTGTTACCAAGATATATCTTTTCGTATGTTGCTCGGACAAAGATGAAAGAGACGTTTATGGATATTGCTGATTACTTAGATGCTCATCACTCTACTGTGATTTACTCGGTTGATAAGATTGCATCTTACATTGAGGTTGGTGATGAGTTGACTATTGAACTATACAACTCGGTTAAAGAAGCAGTGGCTAAGTATACCAATGAACCAATAAGGGTGATGCTTACATTTGATGATGAGACAATAGTCAATCAGGTGATAATGGATATAGTGAATAAATACGAATGTAGAGTGGAGAAGTTATAAACAAAGGTTGTGGAAAGTGATGGTTCGTATCTACTTTATATCTTAATTTTATATCGTGGCAAAGAAAGGATTTTACCTCAAGAATAACCCAAAAGAAAATTGCTTATACCTTAATGTGTTTGTAAGCGATTTTAAGGCTTATTTAGACACTATTCCGAAAAGTAATGGTTGGGTACGTCTAAGGATATTTGAGAGGAATGTAGAGGACGAGAAGGGGCATACACACAATATGGAGTTCGTTGTTAATCCAAAGCATCTCATTGATAGTCAAGAAAGTTAAAACTGAATATTCAGCAAAAATCATATGAAGGACGAAGCACTAGAAAAGCTGATAAAAAAGAGAAGCCCTAACCTTGGTGGTAAGAGACCAGGTGCTGGACGTAAGCGCAAGATGGAAGAGTATGAACTCATTGAGAAGCTTAGCCCTATGGCTGATGTTGCATTCACTAAGCTTAAAGAATTGATTGCCAAGGGTGATGTGAAGGCTCTACAAATATTTATGTCATACTTTGTTGGATTGCCAACACAGAAGATCGAGAGCAAAGTGGAAGGTAATCTAAACCAAGTAAGTGTTGAAGTGGTGAAGCCGCAACTGGAAAAGGTCGCGTAACAATAGGGTAGGGGAGGGGTTGAAAATGAGTGAGTTAGGTGTCTACTTAACATAATGTATATTATAAGTCGAAGTAACCTATTATCCGACTACTAATAGTAGTAGTCACACGATGAGGGGGGTACTTTAGGAAAATGAAAGTGGGTCGGGTTTATATTCCTCCCATTTTTGATACCACCAAAACTCGACCTACACGATGACCCCCTATTTTGACCCTACTTTTGAAACCGAAAAACAGATATAGAATTTTTTTTATACTTGAAAATGGATGCACGACTACAAACTAACAAGGTCTTTGAATTACTGAGTGATAGCGACAAGCGAATAACTGTGATGCAAGGTGGCTCACGATCTGGCAAGACTTACAACATCCTTATTTGGTTTGTTGTAAAGTTGTTGCAAGAGAATGGCAAGACCTTAACGATAGTTAGGCAGTCTCTCCCATCAATAAAGGGTACGGTGCTAAGAGATTTCGTTGACATCCTCTCAAGGTTAGGCATTTATTCTGAGGACAACCACAACAAAACCGACCAAATATATTCCTTAAATGGAAATATTATCGAGTTTGTGAGTGCTGACCAGCCGCAAAAGATAAGGGGTAGAGCGAGGAACTATTTATTCTGCAATGAGGCTAACGAATTGACGTATGAGGCTTGGATGCAGTTGATTATGCGTACTGAGGGTAAGATAGTGATTGACTATAACCCATCTGACATCTCATCTTGGATTTATGACGCGGTCATACCTCGTGATGATGCCGATTTTTATATTACGACTTTCCGTGATAACCCATTTCTTCCAAAAGAGTTGGTGTTGGAGTTGGAAAGAATGAAAGATGCTGATCCTAACTATTGGCAAATCTACGGATTGGGTGAGAGGGGACTATCTCAAGACATTATCTATACTCACTGGAAGACTACTGAGAACTTTCCAGAGGATGGTGAGACGGTATATGGCTTGGACTTTGGGTTTAACGTGCCTACGGCATTGGTTAAGGTTGTGTTTGTTGAGAATGCTGCTTATTGTAAGGAGTTAATATACGAGGCGAAACTAACTACCAATGACCTGATTGAAAAACTAAAAGGCTTAGGACTAAATTCACACGATGAGATTTATTGTGATGCAGCCGAGCCTAAAACGATTGAGGAGTTGGTGCGAAATGGGTACAATGCTAAGAGTGCTAATAAGGATGTGACGGAGGGAATAAGAACGGTAAAAGGAACTCCATTGATAATTGACCACGAAAGTGTAAATTTGTTAAAAGAGTTAAAGAATTATAGGTGGAAGACTGATAGAAATGGGAACAAGCTTGATGCACCAGTAAAATTCAATGACCACATTGCAGATGCGATGAGATATGCTATATTCAGTAAATTAACAATTCCAAGTGTGACTTGGGGTGTAATATAAAAAAGAATGGGTTTATTTGATGTTTTTAAAAGGCAGAAAGGCTTAGACCCTTTGCAAAATATTAGCAATAATGCGCTAAAGCAGATAAATGGCGCGGTGCTTCAAAATTATCAATCAAAAAGTTATGTTGATGAGGGATACTTAGGCAATGCCGATGTGTACTCTATTGTCAGCTTCTTGGCGAGAAAAGCCGCCTCAGTACCTTGGTACGTTTACAAGTTAAACAAAGGCGAGAAGGCAAAAACTTCTCTACTTAGATATAAGCAACTAAGCAAAGGCTTGGCGAATAAGGGTGCGTTCGAGAGAGCAATGATTGAGCGCAAAAATGCTTACTCGGATAATATCGTGATGGATAGCGACCTTGCTAAACTTTTGGAAAATCCAAACCAGTACCAAGCGCAAGATCAGTTTTTAGAGAATTTATTTGGTTATAGGATTTTATCTGGTGAAGGTAACATATACGGAAATAATGGTAACATACAAGGTGGTAAGTTTCTCGAACTTAACGTTCTTCCAACACAGTTTCTCGACATCTACCCTGACCCACGAGACTTATATGGTCTATTGGGTTACAAGTTGATGGTATCACAAAGTATTGACATTCCAAAGGATCAGGTTTGTGCGTGGAAGAGTTGGAATCCCGACTTTAACGATGTTACTAGGTCCCATATGAGGGGTCTTTCTCCTCTTAGATCAGCTTATTCTACTTTAAGAATGAGTAATAATGCTCACGATGCCAGTGCAGCAATGACTGCCAATGGTGGAGCAAAAGGTGCGATAGTGCCTAAGCCTATTGGTACAAATGTGGCGCAATTTACTATCGAACAAGCGAACATAATTAAAAGAGCGGTGAATGATGATTTGAATGGCATTGACAACAAGGGTGCTATTAGAGTGTTGCAAACTCCTTGGGATTACCTAAACTTCGGACTATCCTCAGTGGATATGGAGTTGATGGGAACTTTAAAGATGTCGTTACAACAATGGTGTCGTGTGTTTGGCTTACCACAAGTATTATTTGACACCGATACTACATCATACAACAACTATCAAAATGCTTTGAGGGATATGATGACAAATACAATCATACCTTTGTGTAGCACTTTGCGTGATGAGTTGAATAGATGGTTGCTTCCAATTTATGGTGAGGATGTTTATATTGACTTTGATATTACATCAATCCCAGAGATGCAGCAAGATATGGAGCGAATGACTCGTGTCCTAAGAGATGCGAACTGGCTTACAATGGATGAGAAGAGAATTGCAATGAACTATGAGCCTAAGTTTGGTGCTTATGAGTATTCATATGTTAACCAAGG